GTACCTGTGGGAACTGCTTGAACCAGTTATCTATGTAAGCCTGTGCTTCCTTCTGCGGCATCTGATACATCTGCGCGAACATGAATGCGCTCTGATCGTACACCACACCGAAGTTGATGTTCTTGCTCTTTACGTATTGCTCTTTGGTGTAGTTCTCTCCATAGAAAGCTGCCGCTGTCTCTCTATGAAGGCTCCGGTTAGAGTCACTATAGATTGCTGTAAGGTTAACATCTCCGCTAAGAACTCCAGTACATCTAAGCTCTGCTTGAGAGAAATCAGCTTGAACGAGGGTGCAACCTGGGGAGGGCTTGAAAAGCTTTCTGATTCCTGGTACGATATCTTTTGCTTCTCTAGTAATGTTCTGAAAGTTTGGCACTCGGCTTGAGAGTCGTCCGGTAGCAGGTCCACATGGATTGAATGTGCAGTAGAGTTTTCCATCGGGTTCGACAAGTTTAATCAGTCCTTCCAAGTACGTGCCACGTTGTTTATTTATCTGTGAGAACAACTCCATCTTTTCTGCGAACGCAACCAGTCTATCCTCATAGCGAGACTTGCATTGGTAGCGTCCCTCAACGATCTCTTTGCGTACCTCTTTGCCTGTTGCCCGTTCAAATGACTTCTTACGTGTGGACTTCAATTGGTGGATCAATCCACAGGTGTCATACATGAATGCTGCACACTGTTGAGGCGATGCGGGGTTAAAGAATTGTAGATCAACGATCTCCTGTAACTCAGCTTTAAGCTCACGCAGCCGTGGGATAACTATAGCCTCGTTAAGATCAGCAGCGCCCATCGCATCGTAGTGGAAACCTCGTAGCTCAATGTCTACGAGGGCATTCATCAAGGGAATTTTCTGATTCCTGTATAGATCGTATACGCCATCAGCAATGGCCCTGTCCCTAAGCAGACTGTGTAGTTGCAAGGTCGCAGCACAATCGTACCCGTTATATTTGTGGAGTTCATTAATGTCATCGGGGAGCACCCCGGTGTCTTTGTAGTGTTCCACTGACTCTGGCTCATAGTTCAACCATCCTAGTTGCGTTCGGGATAGATAGGATAATCCATGTACTCCACTTTCCCTTTCGTAGAGGCACCACGAAAGAGGAAAGGTATCTTCAGCAATCGTAGTGTGTATCCCGTTCCTTCGTAGTAGTTTAACGTCGTAAACACCATTGTGCCAGAGCCAGTTTTTGGGTTGCTGTAGAAGCTCTGAAAGCTCATCCCAAACCTCCATTATAATTCGGCGGGGTAGTACAAATGCTAAATCTGGTATGTTACTGAAACCTATGCACTCAAGATGAGGAGTGTGACCTTCTACATCTACAGCGATTACATCATGCCAGTTTGACAGACCATTAAAAAGCTCTAGTGCTTTAGCCTTGCTGTCAACAATATATACACTAGGGTACACAATCGGTGGCGGCGGGTTCAGAGCTAGCTTAAAATCCTCCACAAGATTAGGAAAGCTATCACTATCATAGAGTACCGCAGCGGGGTTATTAGTAGCAATAACTCTCTTGCCGTTGATGAAATGCTCAACACCACGCGCCGACTTAATAGAGGTCTTACCGATAAGCTCTTTGACCGCTTCCGATCCTGCTGCGATAATGGTATCCACCTGCCGTAGTTCGTCTTGTAGCCTTGCTTTGCAGGCACTAATTGCTCCCTGTGGTGGGTTTTCTGAGTAACACAAAACGATGTTTGTTACCAGTACATCTTTACGCTGGACACCATTCGTAGTGAGCAGATGATCTAACACCTGACCTGATGGGCCACTAAATGGCTTGCCAGTACGAACGTCATGGACGCCTGGACTGCGTGATACAATAGCTACCTTAGCATTAGCAGGGCCAGTGGTGCGAGCTATCCTCTCTGACTGAAGAGGACAGTTCTCGCACTCAGCTTTCGGGTGCTTCCTCATCTTCTTCTCCTGAGTTGTTACGATTAGTTATCAGACCGGCAATATAGAATGCCGTCACTATATCGAACGCTTCTGAGTGAGTGGCGCCAGAAGATAAAGCGCCTACCATAATGAAGTAGCCAACCTCACCCAGGCCAATCATCTGCAAGTTGTGTTCCATCCCATCCATATGCTCAATGCCTTCGTTATCATTATCGTTGTCTAGATCGGAAATATCACACTTCCTCTACCTGATTTATTCATCGAGATCAAGCCTCTGTCTACTAGAGTACTGAACATCACATTACCTTCTTGACTTGTGAAGTGATGACGGCGCATTACATCTGACTTCGTTATACCGGGGTTCTCGCGTATACACCTGAGAACCTTATCTAGTGTGCGCTCTGTGAATGTCTTGCCTGTGTTACCAAGCATGTGCGCCGTGTGTACACCCCATCGCTGGATGTATTTACCTGAGTGTATGATGTCCCGCTCTGTTACAGTAATCTCGTAGTTAACAGGCTCTTGCCTAGACGCCGCTATAAGCATAGCTAGCTTAAGTAGGCTGGTAGATATACGCACGAACGTAGGCAGAGTGATTAAGGGGTTGGATGAGTTGTTAGCGACAAGTGTTAGTCTAGTCTCGATAACAGCAATCCGCTCCCACGCTTCAGGTGTTAGCTTAGCTTCAACGTCGCGCTGCATATCCGTAGACTGTGAACCTATCTTAACCATCACGGTGTTGGTGTATAACTCTTTAAGATCTGCAAGACGGATTCGCAAATCTTCTCTACGGATTGCGTGTTTGGTATCGGTAGGGGGTGGTCCCATTGGCCTAACTCGCTCCATGTCAGCTTCACCGGAAACGATGAGGAATCGGGGTAGAAATCCAGAGTAAAATAAATCCTCATGTACTGTCTCGTATACCCTGTCTCTGATCCCCCCTCCAAAGAATATAAAAACTGGTGATACAATTGTGATCGTTTCTTTTCTAAGACGGCGATGGTCTACAGCAGGGCAATCGTAAAGGTGCGCTAGTGCCTCTGCCATGCCTGATAGGTAATCCTTCTTCTGAATCTCACTGAAGAAACCAGCTACCTCATCGCGGAAGTACATAGAGGTTTTCTTAGGTCTATCTGCCAAGCCGCTGAGTACACCCTCAACTGAGCCTGATGTAGCAAGCAGACAGTCTGGATCTAGTTCGGTGAGGAAGTCCATCGCCATACGCATAGCGGTAGTCTTACGTGTTAGAGTACTTTCACCTAAGATCAACCCCCACAGGTTAGGTACGATTTTTCCGAAGCTAGTCTTAAGATGGATGCCGTCGGCAAGCACCGCCGATAGCAGTATAGCGCCTGAGAGTTCGTGGTACTCAGGTGTAGCATCAGTGGCTTCTGAACCCCACGCGACGTAATCATCAAGGAATGTTTGTGGGAAGTTTTCATACTCATCCTCTGTTACTAGTTGTGGGAACACCAATGCGTTATCAAGATCACCAGCTATGACAGCGAATGCCTGCTTAGCATTCCAGGCTTTAATAACCTCTTGCCATAAGTATCTAATAGGGCGCTTGTCTCTATCGTACTTGTTACATTTAGAATTAGCAGCCACCACGAATGTTTCTTCGCGTGTCATACCTGTCTCGACCAGTATGTTTATCAACCGCCACAGGATCTTAGACCAATCATCGTCCGGCCCTGGCTCTACAGCGTACAACTCTTTAAAGTAGCTCTCGCTGAGTTTGTGCCTGTACTCATAGATAACATTATCAGGGCTGGGTAGAGTAAACAGATCAGGTAGCTCCGCGCCGCCAGCATCTTTAGTTATCTCTTCTAGCTCGATAGCCTCAAAGATAGAGGGATCTATCGTGTCATCATTAGCACGTAACAGTTTTACTTCAGGAGCAGAGCCGTACTTGAAGTTGTTAGTAAACGGCACACGTAGTAGCTGAGTAAGATCCCAGCCTGAAGGGTCAACTCCGTTCTGTTTATACTTGTAAGCTATACGCTTACTGTAGTTCTCCGCTACGTCAGCAGGTAGCTGCTCATTTAATATCCAAAACGCTTGATAGCGGTCAGGAGAGGATTCGATCACTACCTGTGGTGGCGGGTCTACCTCGTTCGGATTGCATAAGTCTAGGTCTGCCCAAAGCAGGTTAGTACTGAGGCAATGAGTCTTAGTACGCTCTGGCGCATCAAGCAGATTAACGCAGAACCATACGTTCTTACGTGAAGCGCCTGCGATGAACGTAGACATTTCATTCCGCTGTGCGGGCCAGTTATAAAAGGATTGTTTGAACTGTGATTTAGTATGATTAGCTGGCGCTGTAGCAATACAGACATACCCTTCGGAGATGCCGAAAAGGTAATCAAAGAATTGGAGTTGGAGTGAGGTTTGGATTGAAGGCATAATGCCGAAGGACACCTCTCTACTCAATGGGCTTAAAGCAGAGAGGTGTCCTTAGCTCTTTAGTTCGTTAGACCAGAGATCCGGCAGGAGCGTCAGCACCAACGGGCTTGACGTTCTTGACGTTGTTCTGCATCTCACCACTGTCCTTCGGCCACTCACGCTGACCGACGACAACACGGCACTCGCGGCCAA